CACTTTAAGTGCATGTTGGTTGACTCGTCGTACACCCCTAACTTCGACACTGATTCAGTTAAGACTGATGTCAGCGGCGAAATTGTGGGTGCAGGTTACACCGCTGGCGGTGAAGCCTTAACCAGTGTGACGTTTACTATTAGTAGTGGCACCATTACTTGGGACGCCGCTGATGTCACTTGGTCAGCGAGCACTATTACTAACGCTGCTGCTGCTGTGATATATAACACCAGTGAAACTAACGATCCTTTGATCGCTTATGTTGATTTCGGTGGGAACTTTTCCACTACGTCGGGTACGTTCCAAATTGTTTGGAATGCGTCCGGCATCTTTACTTTGGATCTAACCCCGTAGGAGGGATGAAATGTCCACTAATTTCCCAACGTCGTTAGACGTACTTACCACGGGCGGAAATCTCCCGAACACTATTCTGGATACCACCGAACTTGACGCTACGAACTTTTTGCATGACGAAATGCACGTCAACGTCAACGAGTCATCTGTGGCTATCCAAACCAAAATGGGGATCGGTTCGTCAACCCCTACTGCTGCTGGGCAGGTGCTTACTTGTGACACGGGTGGCACTACCACATGGCAGGCGTTAGACGTTCTTAATTCACCTATCCCTTTAATCTTGGCCTTATCGTAGGAGCAATCAATGGCTAATACCTTTAAGGTGCTCAACTGGTCGGCAGCAGCCGCCGCTGGTAGTAACACCTACACCGTCCCGGCTGCAACTACGGCAATCGTGTTGCAGTTACAAGCAGCGAACGTTGGTTCCGGCACTCACCCTGTGAGCGCAACTGTGGCAGACACAACTGCTGGTAACACCGAGTTCATAGCGAAAGCTGTGTCGGTTCCTCTTAACGCTGCTATCGGCCTTGTCGCCGGTAAGCAGGTGTTGGAAGCTACTGACGTGCTTGACGTTTTTTCAGATGCAGTTTCACAGATTGACGTAACGCTTTCTATATTAGAAATTAGCTGATCCTGTGACCGGTATTTCGGCAGGTAAGACGTGGAGTAGGATCGGAGCCGAAGTTGCTCCGACTTCTTCTGCTGCGTCTGGTGTCTGGCAGATGGAGGAGGTTGCGGAGAATGTGGGGGCCGGTACTTGGCCTGAACCTCAAAATATCAAATATGAGTTCATCTCTAAGCATGTCGCTGACGGGACTACTGCCACCTACGACTTCACTTCTATTCCGCAGACTTATCGTGATCTGCGACTTGTCATTTCTGCGGCTCGCAACTCTGGCAGCGACGAACAGATGAACATTTTTGTTGACATTGGTAGTGGCTTTGACACAACGGATTCCAACTATGGAACCCGATTTGTTACCAACAGCACTTCATCTTTCGGGGCTATGTCAGTTACAACGGGAGCAAAACCAAGGATGACCGACGACTTTCCGATTGGTACTACTTGGTCGTCGTGCGCCATTATCGACTTCAAAGACTACGCAGATGCCAGCAAATTTAGTTGCTGGAGTCATTGGCAAATGCCCGGAGGCACAAGCCAATACTCCGAAAACGCTTTCGGCGGAATGTTGCACAACGTTGTCGGCGCTGTCTCAGGGATACGAGTCCAACAACGGCTTACTACGTCCGGTTACTATTGGAAGTCACCATCTACGTTTGCGCTATTTGGTTTAGGAAACAAGGACGTTTAGGAGCGGCTGACAGATGGCAGATTGGGAAGTAATCACGCAGGGCCAAGTCACTGGCGCTACAACTTCGGATATTGACTTCAACTCTATTCCGGGGACGTATCAGCATTTGGAACTAAGTTTGTCAGGGAAAGTGGAAGCTACTAACTGGCAGGCTCTTTACGTCCGAGTTAATAGCAACGCTGGCCAGTGGGGGTATAGCCGGTTCGCTTCAACACAGGCGGCAGCAGGCGCAGTCTCCCAAGGGTATGCGTGGTCTAACTCGACGACGTACCCAGAAGCAGGTTACCTCGCTGGCAACAACTTTTCGGCGGGAGCGTTCGGGAACGTGACCATGATTTTTCCAAACTACGCTGATTCGACAGTACCTAAAACGGTGCTCAGTCGAGCCGCTGGAGGATCAGGTTCATATGTGGATGGTCAAACGTCAGCATTTTCTTTGGCGGTCACCGATGGCGGCTCAACTATGCCTGCCATCACTCAAATTTCTTTAGCTCCTTACCCTTTCGGCGGCACCACTTATTGGACCGCTGGTTCGAGCTATATGCTCGCCGGATACAAAGGCTAACTATGTCAGCGGTCACACTTATTTCCACAGCCACACCAACAGGGTCGGCAAGCAGTTTGGAGTTCACAAGTATTCCTTCTAGTTACGATGACTTGTTGATGATCGGCAACGTCAAAGGCGACTCTGGTACAGATTGGGCACCGAACGACAGCGGAAACTATTTGCGTTTGAATGATCTAAGCACATCCACTTCGTATGAAGCAACGCAGCTCTATGACCAGTATTCGTCTGGCACGTTTGTTGGATACCAGAATCAGAAAACGGGTACCGGTAACGCTGTGGACTACATCAAATTTTGGGGAATCACTGGCACACTCAACAGCGAAACAACTCCGGGTGCTGTGTGGATGTATATTCCGGGGTATTCCGTCACGACTGACACGCCAACACGAAACTTCATGCTCCACACGGGAGCCGTTAGCAACTCAACCAATGTTCTCAGTGTCAACGTGATTAATGCAGGTGCAGTAAATACAACGTCGGCTATCAACAAAATTTCGTATTACTCAGGTGTCGGCAATCTTGTAGCGACAGCCAAAATGTCCCTCTACGGGATCTCAAATTCTTAGGAGGATCAATGCCCAAACGACAAGTAATTAACTGCACAACCGGCGAAGTCACAGAAGAAGATTTCACGGCGGAAGAAATAGCGCAAGCCGAAGCCGACGTTGCTGCTGCTGATCTTGACTTCAGCGCTGTTCGTGCGGAACGAAACGCACGGCTAGCTGGTACGGACTGGACACAAGGCCCAGACTCCCCACTCACAGACGCTAAGAAAGCGAAGTGGGTTACCTACCGCCAAGAGTTAAGGGATTATCCGTCAACGGCAACCAAAGTTTCTGAGCTTGGGGCTTGGCCGACGGAGCCAAGCTAATGACTTATGGTGAGAATGGCTCTGTGATAGGGCCACAGAACCTTCCCACTTCTAGTGCTGCGCCGGGTGTGTGGTCGTTGGGGGAGATCGCAGAAGCCGTCAGAGACTCAGCGTGGCCTGCTCCCTTTAATGGGTGGATCGGCCAACTCACATCTGGCGTAACTGGCTCGACGACTATCAGCACAGCGATGGTTGGCTTGAACAGCAATGACGACGTTTGGGTTGGGTACCGCCAAAGCACCTCTGGCATCTCGGTTACTGCGCTTTCCAAAATCACTAACTCTGGAGCGTTGAGTAGCACACACAAACTGGAAATGGCAGGGTCACTAGGGGCAGTTACCTCCTCTATGGGTCGCATGACGGTTCCTTCAGGGGGAACTGACGTTTACGTCTCTGGCTATGGAGATGGCGGCGGAAGCGGTGTCGGTAGTTGGAGAATCAAACTTAACGACTCAATGGTTGAGCAATGGTTTGGTTGGAACAGCAGCGACAGCTTGGCGTATAGGCAATCAACGGACGCTACTTACGAAAACTCGCAGATGGGTATTTATGTGTCTAAGGATGGGACACGAGGCTTTCATGCCCCTTACGGGCTGGTGAGTGGCTGGGGCAGTTACAACTATTTCTGTGACCCGTTTGATCCAGCGGACGGCGAAGAATGGGCAGGCGGATATTCGGCGTTAATGAATTATTCAAGTTCAGTAGGGATGGGTTCTTATTTCCGTGGCTGTCAAATAAACGGCTCGAACATGGCAGGGATAGACCGCCAGTACAACGCCACCACCGGTGGCTACAACAGCTTGATCTTTAAGACAGACAATCAGGCTTCTACTGGAACCAGTAGCCCGTTTGCTGCGTATGGGTTGAGGACTCAGGGGTCGGGTTATCCCGGTACCCCAAGAATGCCTCCTTACGGTTACAACACGGCGGGCAACGCCGACCGTTACCCGTTTGCGTTGGAGTCCGAAAGCGGCACCTACGCAGGCAAAGTCGTGTACGCACGCTGGAACCATGCGAGCAGCGCAGCAACGTTTGACCAAGAAACAATGTGGACGGTGAATGCGGCGGACAGCCCAGCAACCCCAACCTCTCTAAGTGTTCAGGCTGTGGCTATTAAGTCCGACGACGCGACTGCTTACATGCTGATGCGAGATAACGGGAACAATCCGGGCCAACAATATTTGGTGTCATTTGATCCAGACACCACTAGCTCGACAGTCAACTGGCAAAACAAGATTCTTGTTTACCGAACCGCTGACGGTTCAAGTGTCCAAAACTACTGTTACTTCAACAATCTGGAAATCGACAGCACCGACGAGTTCCTTTACTTCGCTGGAACCCTGACAACGAACAATCTTGATAGGAACGAATGTCTCGTCTTCAAGCTTCCTACCGATGGGACCGGGACTGGGACGTGGACTGTTGGTGATTACACAGTCGTGTATGGAGCGTCAACGATGACTGTCTCCAACACCGGTGTGCTCTCGGTAAGTACAAATCCGGGCACCCTTTATGCTTCGTCCCCCAACGAAACAAACACACTAACTGCCAGCACTTCTTCTCAAACTGGAACCCTGACACAAGGAAGTAACTGATGTCTGACGAAATTCCTGAAGGCGCAGAAGCGGGTTTACCTGAGGTGTCCCACCGCAACCTGACGACTTTGAATCTGTCCCTTACGAATACCACCCTGCGGTTGGCGCTTGGGTCAAGTTGATTAGCTAAGAGATGAATGTTGTTGATGCACCAAACAAAGTAACCAGCGGACGACCCTTGTCGCCCGTCGGTATTGTTGTGCATCACACCGCTTCAAACGCTAAAGCAGACCCCGACGCTGTTATCGCCATGTGTGTACGTGGCGTCAACAAAGTACCCGGACCGCTTTACAACTATCTCATTAAACGTGACGGCACCATCGTTACGTTGACAGCAGAGAACGTGAAAGCAAACCACGCTGGACGGGGAATGCAAACCGTCCTGACTCGCATGCAGAAAAACCTTCCTGTTACGGGAAACGCATCCGGTCCCGGCAAGATCAGCGCTAACGCTCGACTTGTTGGCGTGTCTATTATTAACGACGGTTTAGGGCAAGACGTTCCCGAGGCTCAGATGGACGCATTGGTAGACCTGTGCGCCTTTCTGTGCGACGGGCACAAATGGAACCCTGATGTGGCAGTAGTAGGACATAAGGAATGGACTTCACGTAAAGTTGATCCTTCGTTCTCGATGCCAGATTTACGGGCACTTATTCATCGTCGCATGGTTACTGACGCACCAACAATGGTGTTACCTAAAGAACCTGAAGATGGACTGGTTTCTTATCCCGGTTTGTTGAAGAAGGGTTCAAGGTCTAACGCTGTTCGTTTCGTGCAAGCCTGCGTGGGTGCCCAACAAGATGGTATTTTTGGGCGTGCTACCCAAGCAAAGGTAATTAGGTGGCAACGGGCTTTCGGCCTGAAACCAGACGGCATAGTTGGCCCTTCTACATGGGAAGCTATGAAGATCAAAAGGACAGACATTGTTCACCCAGCGTTTTATTAAAGATTCAGTAGAGCGTGGAGTATCCACGTTCGCTCAGGCGTGGGCTGCTGCTATGGCAGTTCCCGGCCCAGATTGGGGTGACTCCTTCAAGATTGCAGGGGTCGCTGCTCTTATTTCTATTGCTAAAGCTGTTGCGGCTAGCCGTGTAGGTGACCCGGAAACTGCTGCTATGGGTAAAAGCTAACCCCTTATAGGGATGGGTCTTTGCGATGACGTACCGCCAGTCAGGGATACAATATAGACAGTCGGGTTTCGCTTATAACACGAGTGATTCTACGGTCAATGTTGGTGTTATTGGCGTTGTCGCAACGATCCCTACCTCTATTGATTTCCCTTACCGCAAGTCGGGGATGTCGTATCGTGATCCGCTGTGGACGTACCGGGAACCACCTTCATCTGGTAACGCTTACACGGTTATCTGTTTCCCTGACAGTATAGGGATTACTACCCAGTTCTCTGCGGTAGCTGGTTTACCGGCAACGGTTACACCGGGAACGATTGCGGCTACGGCTGGTGTTGCTGCAAGCATTGACATTGACGCTAACTATGTGGAAGCGCATGAAGGCATAGAGCTTACGGCTTCACTTCCTGCGGTTAGTTTGATTATCGGCCAGCAGATGACCCCGGCGGCTATTGCGGTTACGACCACGATGGCTCCCACCATCGAAGTTATCCTTGATGTTGACACGATTGCTGCTACGTCTACGGTCGCTAATTCACATGACGTGGATGGCAGTTACACTTTCTATGCTGCCACTATTCAGGTGAAAGCCACTACCCCCGAGGTGCCGTTGCATCGCATCATCGATCCGATGCCCGCCGAGAATGTGCGTCCTATGATCGGGCCACGCCATCAACCAACGCCTCCTTCTTTCGCTTTGTTCCGTCATTACCAGCCGGAAAGCCGAGGCACCAATCTTGTTATTGTTAACAACGCTTCGGTGCAAACGTTTATGCCAGCGGACCAGAGCACAGCTACCCGTGTAATCTATGGTGGACATGAGTGCCCGGATGATTTAACGGCTACCGAGCAAGACATCCTGATAGCCGCAGGGTATAAATTAAGAGTAGGAGCCGCCGTCTAATGCCTATGTATTCCTACCGTTGCGTTAACTGTTACACCATTTGGGATGTTTTCCACAAGTTCAGTGAAAGCCACGACGAGCCATGTGAGAACTGTGAGGGTGAACTCTCTAAGTATTATGGCAGTATTCAGGTTTCTCCAGCGGCGTGCCCCACACGATCCGGCACTCACGATTCCCGCCCGATTGATTTAGAAGCTACTCGCCAGAATGAGAAGAACAAGGAAGCTGATCTTGCTGCGTACAAGCGGTTAAGGCACGAAGGGTTACAGCCTCCGAGCACTGTTGGTGCTGCGAAGTTAGAGTCTCAGGCCGGTACAAAGTGGGAAGTCAAAGCTGGTAAAGCGGTAAGTAAGAAAGGGCAGAAGCAGCTACAGGAGTTCTTAGGATGAGTACCACCCAAGCATGGGTTGACAACACACGAGATATGTTGCTGTCCGGTTACGTCGAAGAACTAGATGTGTTGACTGGCGCTATTAGCAGCACGTCGCAGACGACAGTCACGGTTCAAGGTGTGGCGAGTAGCTGGGCTAAAGGCGTTGTGTTTGAAGTCAACTCTGAAATGTTTTATGTGACGGGTGTAGCTGGCGGCAACACCCTTAGCGTGTTCCGAGGCTACGGGGGGTCTACTGCCACGACGCACGCTAACAGCGACCTTGTGAGGGTGTCTCCGAAGTTCCCTACATACCGAATCGTTCAATCGTTGAACGATGATCTTAACGATTTGTCGTCACCAGATAACGGGTTGTTCCAAATGAAAACAACCAGTTTTGATTACAACGCAAGCGTTGACGGATACAACTTGGCGGGTTTAACTTCCGACGAAATTAACTCTATTTACTCTGTGACTTACGCAGATGTAGGAGTGGAAGCAACCGAACCAGAGATTAATTCGTGGACACTTAAACGCAACCGGGATACCACTACGTTTTCTAGTGGGCTTGCTTTGATTCTTTACACTCCAGCGTGGCCCGGTAAAAAAGTTACGGTCATGTATAAGTCACCGTTAACTTCTGTATCGACAACGGATTTAACAGCTAACCAGTCTTTAACTGGGCTGGCCCCCACAGCGTATGATCTTCCTCCGTTGGGTGCAGCGATGGCGTTGATGACTACCACCCCTATACGCAGAGAGTTCCTCGATGCAGAGGGCACGTCACGTATGGCCGAGGAGGTCCCACCGGGGGCGATCTCAGCCTCTTTCAGAGATTTAATGGGGCGACGTAGGGCAAGACTCCAAGCGGAAGCTGGACGGCTTGTAGCACGCTATCCGCAGATGTGGAGCAGGAACTCTGCTGTACGCCCCGCTTCCCAATGGAGCGGGTTGTCGGATGGCTAGTGGAGATTACTTACCGGTTCAGTTAGATGGCACAGCGTTCCTTGTGGACACGAGAGAATACTCTCGCACAACGGTTCCGGCTTTAAGGGAGCAGCGAGATAACAGCGCTGAAGCAGGTGAGAACGCTTTGGATACGAGCGGTGCATGGACACGCTCTCAAACAGATTGGTCTTATGGCTCGGGTCAAACGCATTTTGATTTGGATGACAGTGATCGCCGTCGTTTCGCAAGTTCTACGGGTATTGATCCGTGGACCAAAGGCGAAATCACGCTTCTCCCCATCACCGAGGAGAAGCTAAACGCTACCACTAGCAACCTTCTTGTGCAGAGAATGGGTACCTATTTGTACGCTACTCACGCAGAGACAGCCGAGTTTACCACGAGTGCTACTCCTACTACTCCTTCGTGGACGAACTTTGTGGCACGAGCGACGTATCAGATAGCTGACATAACGTCGGACGGCACAAACATTTACTTTGCTTTCGGGTCGGGTGCAGCTATAGCTAAAGCAACTCTTGGGGCTACAGCTATTGACGGTGCGTGGCCTTCGAGTGGTACACAGGCGGCAGACATTATTCAAGTTGCAGCGGGTCGCCTGATTGGTGCGTTGGGTGCAAACATTTTTGAGATCGGGGCGAACGGAGCCAAGCTCGGTAGCTCACTGGACTACACCCCTGCTTTAGATACCACTACGTGGGTGTCTGTGACTGGTGGGCCTTCTGGTATTTTTGCTGCGGCTAACACCGACGACACGGGCAGCATCTATCACATTGGAGTAAGCGCTACAGACGGCACACTCCAAACTCCTATTGTTGGGGGACAGCTACCCCGTGGGGAAACCATTAACCAGATCCTTGCTTACGGCGAGGTGCTACTCATAGCTACCACTGAAGGTTTACGAACTGCGCTTATCGACACGAACTCTAACGCTGTGACTATTGGTCCAGTCATTGAGGAGGGTGGCGAAGCCTACGGGCTGGAAGCTGAAGGACGTTTCGTTTGGTGGGGTGCCAGCAGCGGACAGATTTATAGGGCTGACCTTACTCGTTTCACTTCGACTCTTGTCCCAGCGTGGGCCGCAGATCTGGTATCTACTAACGCTTCAGGTAACGTCAACTCGATTGCCCGGTTCGGCAGCAAAACTTATTTCGGTGCTGCTACTGATGGCGTATTTGGTGAGTCGGGTACTGGCATAAAAGTTGCTAGTGGGACACTCAACATTGGTGAAGTTTCGTGGTCAACTGTTGCACCTAAGTTGTTGCGTAACGTGACGGTGCGGCAAAGCCGTGACCAGTTCGACTCGACTACTACATACCGTCAAGCTTCTCCTTTCGCATACAACCAAGGCGCTTCGACTTTCCGAGGCACACAAGTTAGTATCATGCCGGGAACGGTGAAGTTCAAAGCCACTAACGATAACAACGCTGTGAGCGAAGTCGGGCCTTTGTCTACTGGTGTGCCTTCAGATTTTGATTTCGCTTCAGAATCGTCAGTGTCATACAACTTTGAGATGATACTGACCCGAGATACAGGTAACACTACCCTCGCTCCAATCATTGAGGATTGGGTGACTAGTTGTATCGCCACCCCTGACCGGGTAGACGAAATCATTGCCCCCATTATTCTTAAACGACAAGTCTTAACTTCTCGTAACAGTGGTTCGCCTGTCATGTTTGACTCAGCCACCATCTTTAATACTCTCCGCACTCGCATGGAAGCGGGAGTAACTGTGGATTATATCGAGGGAACACGGGCAGAAAAGGTCACTATCGAGCGTCTTTCTATGCGTCCCGACCGGGTATCCGACAACGGGGAGTGGTGGGAAGGTACCCTTGTAGTGAGGCTACTGACCGTACCAAGTTAGGGGGCTTCATGGCTAAGGTACTGTTTTACGATATTGAAACCGCGCCTAACTTAGCGTATGTGTGGGGGCACTATGACCAGAATGTTGTGGCGCAATACCGGGAATGGTATTTGCTGTGTTTCTCTTACAAGTGGGAGGGGCAGAAGTCTACGAAAGTTGTTTCGTTAACTGACTTCCCTGACATTTATAACAACGACCCGGAGAACGATATTGCTTTAGCGGGGGCTTTGTGGAAACTCTTTGACGAAGCTGACATTGTGGTTGCCCATAACGGCGACAAGTTTGATATGCGTAAAGCTAACGCCCGGTTCGTTTATCACGGCCTTACTCCCCCTGCGATGCCTCAACAAGTAGACACCTTGAAGGTGGCTCGCAAACACTTCATGTTTAACAGCAACAAGCTCGGAGACTTGGGTGAACACTTGGGGTTAGGTAATAAGGAAGCTACTGGCGGGTTTGGGTTGTGGGCTGGTTGTATGCGTGGCGATGAGAAGTCGTGGCGCATTATGAAGAAGTACGCCAAACAAGATGTCGAGTTGTTGCAGGATGTTTATGAACGGTTGCGTCCGTGGATGACGAACCACCCGAATCGTGCGTTGTTTGATGGTCGCCCGGATGCGTGTCCGACTTGTGGACATGAGGAACTAATCCGGCGTGGCAATAGATCTACAAAGGTTGCTCAATACGTGCAGTACCAGTGTAAGGCGTGTGGTTCTTATTGTCGTGAGCGTGTCCGGTCGGAAGCTACATCGCCTAACTTGGTTCCCTAAAAAGGGAGAACCCCCGGCCCTAAAACGTTCGAGCAAAAGGACCGAGGGTTGAAGCAGGCGCAGAAAACCACTACGAAAACGGCGGCTGCTCCTACGAGTTTATCACACGAGTAAAGGTACCGTCTACATTTTCGACCCATTCCACAGTGACAGACGGTTTATCAGAAGGGGGAGG